ACTGTGAACATTGGTTTCGACCTCCTTTTACACTGTTCCGAGATTTCTGAGGGATGCTTTCCCTCGCTGATACTGAATCTGAGATACCACAGTGGTGATGACCTTGCCGTCAATCATGATCGGCTGAGAAAGTTTCACTTCACCGTAGTCTCCTCCGTTTGTTCCACCACCGACCGTTGCGGTCAGATTGGCGTTCATGTCGGGAAGAATACCCTTCATATCCATCACTTCCGCAACACCGGAGATGGCTTTTGCAATCAGCGGTCTGTTCTTCCTGATTCCCTCTGCCATACCGTGCATGAAGTCCGGCATCCATTTTTCAAAGTCGGTCAAAGGTCCTTTATCCGGCACGGAGAAGTGCAAATAAGACCGAATGGTCGATGCAACATTGCTCACCGCACTAACCACGCTTGAAATCATGGACTTAATGCCGTTCACGATGTTGCTGATGATGTCACGACCCCAGTTGTATGCCTGGGAAGCGAGATTGGTGATATAATTCTTTGCCGAATCAAAGCCGTTCTGAATCGTGTTCCGGATATTGTTCACCGTTCCGGAAATAGCAGAGAGCATATTGTTAAATGCCGTGGTGATGGCGTTCCAGATGGCATTGGCAATAGTGGTCACCGTGGTCTTGATATTGTTCCATGCCGTACTGATGAATGTCGAGATGGTATTCATCACAGTCGTGACTGTGGTGGAGATTGCCATCCATATCGTGGTAAAGAATGTGCTGATGGCATTCCATACAGTCTGCGTTACCGACTGGATCGTATTCCAGGCATTGGTGATAAAGGTCGAAATCGCATTGATGACCGTAGTCACCGTGTTGGAAATCGCTGTCCATATCGTGGTGAAGAATGTACTGATGGCATTCCACACCGTTTCCGTTGCAGTCTTGATAGTCTCCCACGCCGTAGTCAGGAAGGTGGAGATGGCTGTAACCACCGTAGTGAAGATGGTTTTAATACTCTCCCACAGACTGACAAAGAAATCGCAGATAGCGTTCCATGCCGTGGTGATGGCTTCACCCATTGCCTGCCATGCTTCGGCAAGCCACTGCCCCACTGCCGCAACAATCGCCTTGATGTCTTCCCACAGGTCAATCCAAAACTGTCGGAACTCTTCACAGTTGTTCCAGAGATAGATAAAGGCTGCAACCAGTGCCGCAATTGCCGCTATAATGAGAATAATCGGATTGGCGGCAAGCACAGCGTTTAACGCTCCGAATGCTGTCTTCACTGTGTTGATGATTCCTGCCAGTTTCGGCAGAATCGTCATGACCGTACCGATACCGGAGATGATTTTTCCTCCGATAATCAGCACCGGCGATAGGATTGCTATAAACGAGCCAAGCTGAACGATGAAATTCTTCGTGCCGTCAGAAAGTCCGTTCCACCAGTCCAGCACATTCCGTAACACGCCCATGAGGTTTTTAAGGATCGGAATCAGAATGTTTCCGATATCCACTGCCACAGCTTTGAAGGCTTCCTTCAGCTGACTGACCTGCGAAGCGAATGTCTCGTAGCGTTTGGACGCTTCATCCGTCAGAGCCGTGTTGTTTTCATAAGCCTGACTTGATGTGTCGATAGCATCCGAAAGCACCCCGGAAGCCAAAGCCAGGGACTTTAACATATTGGCCTGACGGACACCGCTCATCCCCAGCTCATCCAGGACAAGGGTGGCACTCTCGCCCTTCTCATCCAAAGAGCCCAGTCCGGCAATGAAAGCCTGCAATGCGGTAATCGGACGGTTCTCCCATGCGGAAGCGAACTCCGCAGAAGACATTCCGGCAACGGATGCGATTCTGTCCAGCGCCTCTGTTGAGCCATTGGCTGCGTCCGATGCAGCTTTTTCGATGGCCGTTAAGGTCTGCGTCATGGCGGTACCACCGGCTTCTGCCTGAATACCGACAGAACTCATAGCAGTTGAAAGTGCCAAAATGTCGGTTGAGGTCAGTCCAGCCAAGGTTCCTGCCGAAGCAAGCCTTGTACTCATGGCAACGATGGACGCTTCATCGGTTGCAAAGTTATTACCAAGGTCAACGATGGCAGCACCCAAGCGGTCTACATTTCCGGTCGATTCACCGGTGATGTTTAAGAACCTCGCAAGAGCCACAGCCGCTTCATCTGCGGAGAGGTTGGTGGAGTCACCGAGCATGACCATGGTCTTGGTAAACTCAAGAAGGTGTTCCTTAGAGATACCAAGCTGTCCGGCGGCTTCGGCAACTGCAGCAATATCCTCTGCGGAGGATGCCGTTTCGGTTGCCATCTTCTGAATACCGGCAGCAAGCTGTTCATACTCTTCTTCGGTGGCATCCGTGGTCTTTTTGACACCGGCAAAAGCGGACTCCCAGTCGGTTGCGGCTTTCACACCGGCAACACCGACAGCCGTAGCCGCCGCAGAAAGCGGAGCAAGGGATTTTCCCAGTCCGGTGATGGTGTTGCCGACACTCTGAAGTTTTGTGCCGGTTGCGGCAATCTTCTCCAATGCGACAGCGGATTTTGATGCCTGGGCTTCCAGGTCTTTCAGTTTGGCTTCCGTTTCGGCGATCTCTCTTTGCAGGGCATCATACTGCGCCTGGGAGATTTCGCCCCGCTGAAGGGCTTCGTTGGCTTGCTCTGTCGCCGTTTTGAGGGTTGCAAGTTTCTCTTTGGTTTCTGCAATGGCGTCCTTTAACAGCTTCTGCTTTTGGGTCAGCAGTTCCGTATTACCGGGGTCGAGCTTGAGGAGTTTCTCCACATCCTTCAGAGCCGCCTGCGTGTTTCTGATTTCACTGTTGACGCCTTTTAGGGCAGTCTGTAGTTTCGTGGTATCGCCGCCGATCTCGACAGTAATACCTTTTATTCGGCTTCCGGCCATTGGTTACTCCCCCTCTCTTACTCAAAATTGATCGAATTGATCCTGACCTGCGACCACATCGAAGGTTTCCGAGTCCCTTTGGCTCTCAGTCACCATATCTGTGATCATTCCGATGGTGAGCAGGTCGAGATCCCGGATGGAGATCCCTAACTGCACACATCGGAGCATAAAGAGCGGGGTGGTCATTTCCCGCTCAGTTTTTGGAAGTTTTTTTTAGACTTGACCTCGGATTCGATATTCAGTCCCCACAGTTCAATGATCTGCGGAAGCACCTGATAGATACTGAAGGTGTTGAAGTCCTCCAGCCACTCTTCCGGGGTGTCCGGGATGGTCGGGTCAGCATGACGAGCCATCATATAGGCAATATTCTCAAAGAGTTCCAGTGAGAAGGTATCCAGCATTGAACCGTCTTCGGAACTGGTGTCCACCGCTTTTTCAAGCTGTGCCAGGTCTTTATAAATGTCCCTGCGGAACTTAATTCTGTAGAGACGGGGAATGGCGGCAGAGGCTCTGAAAAGAACCTCTTTGCCGTCGATTTCAATTTTCTTTGTGAGTGCCATAATGCTTGCCCTCCTTATTCAGCCACGACCGTCACATCAACGGTCGCAGTATTACCGGTCGTTCTGCCGCTGTCGGTCAGTGTAACGACATAATCCGCTTCACGGGTCTGGTCGGTAGTCGTGACCGTCAGGGTCGAACCGGAAACAACAGCCTGCACCATACCGGTCGTTTCACCTTCAATAGTAACTGCTGCCGTTACCGTACCGAGTGCACCGGAGATGGTTGCCGTTTCACTGTCTTCCAACCCGAGGATCATAGTCGTGGGTGAAACTCCGAAATTCGCATTCTGCGGCAGATACACACTGGTATACCAGTTGTTGTACGCAGTTGCGTTTGTAGTATCGGATGTTCTCGCCTTGACATAGCCGCCTTCCAGAGGAGATGCCTTGATGGTCAGGGTTTCGGTCTTGACTTCGATCTCTTCCTCATTGGTAGCGGATTCGATGGTCGGACGGGAAGCCGTGCAGTTGTACATGACATGGCGGATCTTCTTCTGGTCTCCGTCAAACTCGAACAGCAGCGCAAAGGCAGCGGTTTCCACCGTAGCATCCTCAATCAGGACGGAGTTGCTGTCCATGGTTTCCTTCAGTACATCGGTACGGAAAGAATCCGGAAGCAGAGCGATTTCAAGGTCGCCTTCATAGCCCTGATTGTTGCTCACGGTGTAATACGCATAGCCATCTGCGTAGAAGATGGACGGTTCTCCGTTGGCTTCCAGGGAAAGGGATACCGCGCCGGGGATATGCACCGGCGTTCCGAACACAGGAGCCCCCTGTGCGTTAAAGGTGAGAAGCGCATAATGGACGTTTCTCAGGTTATACTTCACTTTGTTTTTGGGCATTTTCTTTTACCTCCACTTGAAATGAATAAAGGACCTCATAAAGCTTTTCGGAGTCGATCCAGACTTCCGATTTGTTGTAGAAGATACCGGCTTCATCCAGCACATTCTCAACCTCAAGCTCCGTTTCCGGGTCCTTGTAGTCGGTATACAGTTCAATGTGAACTGCGTTGATTTTCTTATATACCTTGCCGTCTGCGGAGAAGTTGTTGCTCCCCGGACAAAGGTAGCAAATGAAAGGCGGGTCAGGTGACTCACCTTCCGCAAAATGGTCATAGGCATAAGGAATGCCCACGGCTTTTAATAATTCAACGATTGTTTCCATAGGCTTATCCTTCCAGTGCCTTTTCGATATCTTTCAAAAGCTTATCCTCTGCTGCTTCCTCGGCGGGTGCGATATGTGGAATGGCTCTTACTCTTCCACCGCCTCGTTTGGCATGACCATGCTCCAGAAGATGAGCCAATTGATATCGGTTTGAGGAATACACCGTTACCTGTATGGCATTGGCGTTTTCCGATGTAGTTTTGCTCTTCCAGCTCTTGGCATACTTGCCGGTTCTCACCGGAGCATTTGCGGAGACTTCTTCTTTACAGAACTTCCCTGCGTCCTTCACTGCCCGCTTCATATCATCCGTTGCCAGCTCAGCGTATTCTTCCAAGCCTTTCATGACGGCATCGGCAAGCCCGTCAACAGTTACTCTATCCATGCCTACCGCCTTTCTTTCATGCACATAATCTTCAGACTTTTCTTTTTGAAGTTCATGTGATCAATGCCGGTGATATTGTAAAGATCACCTCGAAATGAAATGCGGTATTCGGTGGAAGTGAGAGAAACAAGCGCCTGACACCAACGGACGGTAAAGGCAATCTTCCCCTTCTCCACCCGCTGACCGGCTGTCTCCGCTTCGGAACTGACTGAACTTTCCTCTCCGCTGACCGTTGCATGGCAGGTATAGTAATCCGTCCAGACTTCCCTATGGTTTCCGATGGCATCCACAGTCGGCACGTTCTTCTGAATCGTGATTTTTTCATTCATAGCTCCAATGTCCATCAGAACGCCGCCTTTCTCATTCCTTCGAGAATCGCACGAAGGTCAAGGGCGAGTTTCTTATGGTCAGCTTCCTCACGGTGTTCGTAGCAATATGCCACGGCATACATCAGAGCCAGGAGTGTTTTCTTATCCGTGGAATCGGTGTATTCCTGAACGGTCACACGGGTAACATCGGCACAAAGGGAAAGTGACGATTCAATCAGACTGCCAATCAATATGTCATCATCGTTATGATCTACCCGAAGGTAGGTTTTAGCTTCTGCCAATGTAATGGTCATGGGTTCCTCCAAAAGAAGGACGGCACCAACCCGTAAGCTGATGCCGCCGTATTCTTTATTCCTTCAAAATGCCTGCAGAACGGAGTCTGACAAGCAGATAGTTATTGAGAAAGGCATTGATGCCCGCCACATCGGTTGCTGCACAGTCCTCAAGGTCGTCCACGGCGAGAACTCCGCCCGCCACAGTCTTGGTGGCTTCGGCAACGGAAAGAGTGCCGTCAGCTTCGACTTCAAGACCTTCACCGGCGATGACACCTCCAAGTGTGTCATCCGCAGCCGGAGCAACGGAAATTGTGCCGGAGTTGACGTTCAGACCGTCACCAACCTTTACGATACCTTTCTGAGATTTGGTAGCGGTCTTCACTTCAGTGAAAGAACCGCCCTCAACTTCGCAGCCTTCCTCAAAGACAACTTTGCCGCCGAAATGGGTGGTATCTCCACCCTGCTCGGTATAATTCTTTACGTTATAGCTCATAACTTATTCCTCCATAAATTTTAGGGACAGCCACCGATTAAAGCGACTGCCCCGTTATTCTGTTTTCCCGCGATTAGGTGGTCTTCTGCTGAAGCACCTTGATGGCTTCAGGAAGAATGAGTCTGCCGTCCAGACGCTTGGATACCAGGAAGCCGACCTGACCGTTACCGGCATAAAGCTCGTTGAGACGCTTGATGCTGATACCCTGACGATCTCCGATCCAGTAGTAATAGAAGTCACCGAAAGCGATGGTCTTTGCACCGGCTTCGATTTCAGGAGCGAAGGCAGAGGTGAAGTAGCGCTTACCGAGAATGGTATCCACTTCCCCGTCCTTGATGGCAGGCTGCCACAGATAGTTTCCGGTGCCGTCCTTCAGCTTGCGGATCGCCTTGATGGTGGAGTCGTTGAGAATCCAGATGGCGTTCTTACGGTAAGGAGACTTGAGGCTGTAGAACAGGTCAATCAGCTCATCTGCAGAGATGGCAGTGGCATTGGCGGTAGTAACACCGACCTGTGCGCCGCCGGTTCCGTTGAGAATGCCGGTAGGCTTGTGAGTGCCGTTACCGTTGAGGAAAGCATCCTCTTCCTTGGCACCGATTCTGCGGGCAAACTCGCCATGGATATAGCTTTCAAGGTCGAAAGCGGAATCCTGCAGAAGTTCCTCGGATACCTTGATGAGAGAACCCACCTTGTGGGCATCCAGGTTCACCTGACCGAAAACCTCATCGGATTCGGTATAGGCATCTTCCTCTTC